TGTTTCTTTTTTAGACTCTTGACCAAATCTTGAAAGCGTCTTATCAAGCTTCTTCTTATTTACATATGGCTCATCGTCATCTTCGTCATTAGCAGGTCTAGATTCATGTTCTGCCACTCTCTTTTCAGCAGCTTCTCTAGCAGCACGCTCTTGTTGTAATTCTCGCTCATATCTAGACTGAAGTGCTCTAAAGTTAAGTTCTTTGTCAGATGGTGCAGCAGCTTGCTGTACTTGTGTTGGTGTAGCTTGTGGTTGACTTGGAGCTGTCATATGATCTATATATCCTTTTCTCGTAACGCTGAGATGCGGTTAGGATTCGATCGCATTAAACTAAAATTAGAATTAGGTGGCAAGATATGGAAGCTAAATCTTTGATTGATTCCATGGAAGAGCTTATTCGGTGTCATGAAATTTGCAATGACCCTAATAGCCCTATTCAAAGAGAGCTCACAATGTGGCGCAAAAGATTTTTACAAGAACAGTGGGTCGCAGCAAGCAGCAAAAGAAAAGATTACGAAGAATGTCATTTCCTTTTTGTACCATCAGAGACCCTTATGAAACATGATGTTGAAGAATATTTCAAACAAATACGAGAATCATATGAAAATCAACCTACTTGATGCTCATGATAGACTTAGTCATTTAACCAAACAAGGCTTTGACATTGGTGAATGCTGCCAAGATTTAATTGATAAAAGGCCCTTTGGCGAAACTCCTTTCTACATCTTTGCACATGCTAGAACAGATGACGATGGTGTCACAAAGCGATTGATCTGGCAACCAAGGCTCACCAAGCCAAAAGCACAAACCAACTCAATGCTGTTTAAGGCATATCCAGGAAGCGATAACATAAAAGTTATCTGGATGATACCTGCAAGAGAGCTTTGGGGTCAGTTTGCTAAGGGATTGATTATGCAGAATAAAACTGTATCTGAAAGTATAGACAACTTCCAGAATCACAGAGAAAAATTAGAAGCAAAAGAACCTGATGATCTTGACGATGTTCGGATAGAACAAATTTATGAGAATCTCAAGCGTGCTGGGAAAATGAAAAAGATAGCTGCTAAGCAAGTGCCTTTGGTGGTTTCCCCAAACTAGAAGCGGACTTAGGCCTAGCATCCATATAGCTGCGTTTTATAGTGCCTATAGGCTGTTTAATGGCAACACCATGATAGTCGCCAGAGCCCATTTGACTATCGCTTGTATGGCCATTATGAGCGCCTTTACCCCTTTTCATCATCCCTCATAGTATTCACTCTGCCCATAGGCATTACTGGCACTCTTTCTTTTGGATTGCCAGAATGACCAATAGGCTGGTTAATCCCAACGCCATAATGCGTACCTGCATTCACAAAATTGCTTGATCGCTGATCATACTGAGGACACCTAAAGTCAAAAGGAGAGTTCTTGCCATTTTTAGGCTCATCTTTTGGTCTTTGATACTTAATGCGATCTGGGTCAGAAAATCCAGATTTTGCATTGATTTGTTTTTCAAATTCAGTTTTTTTTAACTTGGCCATTTTGCCTCTTGAAGTTATGAAAAAATTAAAGTGAGCGGCTTTTAACTCCGCTCGAGTCCGGCTAGGAATTCCCAACCCCCAGACTGAAATTAGTTTCTGTAATTCGGTTGTTTCATTGGGTGAGCTTTAACTTTTTTTTCAGCTGCTACTTGTGATGCACGAATAGCTTCTGTTTTGTCTTCGTATTTCATCACTTCACCAGCGCCTTCAGCAGAAGACTCTTCTTTTCTGTGAACGCCCATAGGTGGTTTTGGTGAGCCGGCTCCTCCAAAAAACTTATGATCATCAATTCTCATTCCGCCGTTCTTTTGGTCTTTCATTCTCTGTTCGCTACCTGCCATATAACCTCAAAATTGTTGTTGAGACATGCCAGCATTTGCCGTTTCTGGCTGTTGCATGCCTTGTCCCTGTTGTTGTCCCTGTTGTCCATTCTGACTTTGCCCTGAACTCATTATTTGTTCAATAAATCTCTTTGAAGCTTCTTGTCTTTCAACAGCTGCTCTAGAGTTCTTTTCAAGCTCTTCATCATCCGCTTTCACTATGTCAAGTTCATTAGACTTTAAGAAAGTCTCAACTTCACCAAATTTTTGAATGGTTTCAAGAAGTTGCGCTAATGCTGACATTTTTTCTTTAGATGCTAATGCATGATTCTTAGATATCATTGACATGCGCTCTTCGAATAGGCCTACATTAGATTCTGATCTAGAATCGCGTTCACGAGCTTGAGACAATTGATTATGTATCTTGCCCATTAGTTCCTTCATCTTCATTTCTTCGAATGAGTGTTGGATATTTTGAGCTTCCGACTGAACAGCTGCCGCTTGTTGCTCTTGTTTCTCAAGGAACGGTATGATTTCACCTTTTCCAGTAATATTTAACTTAGGAATAATCATAGAAGGAGGGAAAACTTCCCTTCCAAAGGCTCCGTTTATATCCATCATCTGTTGGGCTTGTAAATTCTGCTGTGTCGGTGTCAAATCAGATTCTTCGACTACAGTCTGATACTTAGCAAAGACTTTAGAATAAAAATGAGGAGATGGCTCTTCGCCTATCATTAAGGCAACTTTTTCTGCTGACCAATTATTAAGTGCTATCTGCAACATCCTTTCTCCAAGCAACTTTAGGCTATGATCCCATTGGTCAAAATACTTTTGGAAGACCATTAAATTGGCATCTTGCTTCAGAAGCATTGTAAGGCTTGATATCTGCTTGTCTTGCTGTCCAGACCAGTTTTCCATATTGATGCCAGAGGTCTGATAAATTAAATCAGCCATCTGTTGTGCTAGCTCTAGGTCAGATTGCGGTACTGCTGAAGGGATAATCTTTTCGACGTCACCCATCTCATAGCCATCGTTGATGATGACATCCCATCCTTGGCCGGCTTTCTTTAAATTGTCCTCGTTTGCAACAGCGCCGATCTTTCTTTTCCAGCCGGAGTTGATGGTAGCTGCAGCAATATCGTTGTTCTGGATGACCTTGTAGTTAAAGAGGAATTGCGGATCACGCATGGTTCTGACAAGTGATCTGCAACGTAAATCAAAATGATTAATGTGCGGATCATAATTCCAGTCTACACTAATGAAAGGACATTCTGATCCATCCCAAAGAGGGTTTTCTCCTTGAAACATAAGTTGATCGTTAAGAACAACAGCTACTTTCCAACATGGGGTATCAACAGTAACTTCTTCCATATCTTCAATATGATAAAGAATAGATTCTAGTTGAGCATCACCGCCGGCAAAATCATAGAACTGGTTCTTAGAATGACTGTAAAGTCGTTTTTTCTTTTTCTTCCATTTGTACCATACATAAGACAAGACGCATAGGTCATTACGAGCCATGTTGTGGTTTTCTGGAAGAAAATAGAATGAACCATACCTCTGAGGTGATCCAGACATGGGTTGGACCATCACTTTTTTATCAGGAAATCGCTCTTCAGCTACTTGTTTGCTTATATATTCCTGACACCATACGAATTGGCAATCAGACATGTCGGGGTTACGATAATACGGATCCACTAGGAAACTATTATACTCCCAAATCTTAACCTTGAGTTGCCCTTGTGCAGGATCATCCCCCGTAAAATCAAGATAAGGCTGCATAAGGTTCTTAGATGCGATTGCAGACAGTTCACATGACTTGCTAAACTGTTCATTTATGCCTTCTTTCTGACATACGCTTTTAATCAATCTTGTATATTGATCGCATGTTTGAGGATCAGCACCATCTGCTGCTTGGTACATAATGGACTTGCGATGCTGCCTTTGACGCCCTGTGATCATGTTTACAGGTTGCTGAACTAGATTGAAGTAGTAGTTTTGATATGAAGTCTGAGGGGAAAATGAAAATTGCCGATTAACATATTGCTGATTGCCCGCATAGAAAAGAGTATCTATATTGCTCTGATTCCAGCGAGCCTGCTCCAAAGGCATAAATTTCGTATAGAGATTATCTAAAAACTGCCTAACATTACCTTGAGAAGGCTCTTGGTTGTTTTGCCAAGGTGCGGAGTAAAAAGTCAAGATGCCCCCGAAGAAAGATTAGCACCACATTAAAACTTTTTGTGATATGTGGCAAGCGACTATCTACTAGATAAAAAACCCCGCTCCCAATATTCGATCGCTCTAGCAAACTCCTTTTCTGTGACTTTCCCCGCACCTTTAAATTTAACCTTTCCTAGCGACTCCCTCAATTGAGAAAATGTTCTTATATCTTTTATTGCTAAAGCATTCACCGCCCTAACGGAAAATTCAAAGTCCCAAATCTGATCACCTCTTTTATTTGAGGCTTTTAGCCACTCGTTAACGTCCGTCATCTTGTAAACCTATTTTGTATGTAGCAAGGGACTAAGCGTTTGTGCCGTTTAGTAACGCCTTTTTTGCATCTAAGGCGGCACGGCGCTTTTTTAGATGGCGGTATTCTTTTACTTTAGCTAGAACCAACTCTCTATTTTCAGCATAATATTTTCTTGAATATGCATTTATAGCCTCCTTGTTTTTGTCTCGACATTTTTTTGCTTTTTGAGAAATAATTTCTATGTTTTCGCGGTAATAATTCTTGTGCTTTTCTGAAATAATTTCTTTGTTTTCTTCATAATACACCTTCCTTCTTCGCCGCAATAACTTCTTATTTTTTTCCCGATAACGTTTTTTATCTATGGAAATTTTTTCTTTTCTTTCCGCATGATATTTTGCTGCTCTACCACGAATTTTTTCCTTATTTTTCTCATAGTAAAGCTTCCTTTTTGTTGAAATATTTACTACATTTTTTATATAAAAATTGTCACGTCTTTCTTTTTCTTTTTCTTTATTCTTTTGATCCCATTTCTTTTTATAATCCTTTGTTCTGTCATTTATTTTCTTCGCCTGCTCGCTTCTTTTTTTTTTACAGGAACGATAATGGCTATCAGCTCCCAAAGAAAATTTTCTTCAGGCTTAAAAAGATTTCCTTGGGCTATCCTAGACCTGGCTTTCTTGTCGATTAAACTCAATGCCGCATCTCGCCCCATCACCTTTTCCTTCTTCTTTTCCATTATCTGTTAAACCTATTTTGCATGTAATTATTTGGATTATGTCCATCTCCGCCTTCAGTCCTGACCACAAGGTGCAAGCCTGTGGCTAAAGTTCTGAATGCGTCCGATCCATGTGAAGCCCAATTGTGACATGGCTGGGAACGCCAGCAGGCATGACGTTCATCCCAATCTTTTTTATAGTTCTCTAAGCATTTGATGCCCTGCGCGCATTTAGCCTCATCGAACCAACATCTATTAAGAATGCCACGAGCAGCATCGATACCACCTATAATATCCATCTTCTTGGCGGGGATAAAGTTCATGCCCATCTTGCGAGCTGCTGCTTGCCTTGTTTGCCCTGTAGTAAGCTCATGCACCATAATATCATGTGGAGCAATGTGTTTGTCGTAAACATAATCCTTGTTCTTAACAACGCCTATCCAATGAGCTAAAGATTCTCCTGAGCCTTCAAGATATTCAATAAGCCTTATCTCCTTACCAACGATCTGAAAGAACCATATGGCCATCGAGTCATTGAAGCCTAAGTCCCAAGCAGTATTGACGGGAATTTCTTCGTCATAAGGGACATACGTTATACGCTGCTGCTCCCTAATCATATCCATATACTTACTATAATATATGCCTTCATGTGACACACTCCAAGCCTCTTCTGCAGTAGAAGGGAATTCCCTTCGCATGTCATCGCCTTGTTTACCTGCCTTTCCTATGTACCAAGCCTTCTGCTCATCATCCAGATCAATACCAATAGCCCTTAGATGATTGAAATAGGCCTCCATCTCAGTGTCAACTGGAAACATGTTGCCGATGCGATAGCCTGGTTCCCCCTGCCACGGGAAAAAGTGAAACTTGAAGTCGAGCTTGGATAGCTTACGTTTAGATTTGGCATCGTCTTGCGCCTTCTTGCACATATCATAAAAATATCCTTCTCTACCCTCTGCTGTAGACTCTATGAATATATATTGACCAACGTCAACCGTATTTAAAGCTCCTGTAACGATCTCTCGTGCCTTGTCAGGATATTTGGCACATATCTTTCCGAATTCGCTTATATGGAGGTATTGGAACGTTGCAGAACGTAGAGATATGCCCACACGTAAAGACGACCCATTACTAAACTTAATCATCTGCGCAGTATCGTTATCAGCAGTTATCTGAGATCTGATCTCTACTGGAAGGCTGTCGTAAGCTAACTTAACACGTCTAAACATAGCTTGAGCATCATCGAATGTATGCGCAATGATACCAGCAGATACGTTAGGATTGAATAGGCATCTATCAAGGAATAGCATGCAAACAAAAGTGCTCATGCCTAGCTGACGTGCTTTGAGAATGATATTGCAATACCAAATATCTTCGTAAAGCTGTTTCTGAGCCCAGTTAAGCTCGAACTTGATAAGCTGACCTTGCTTGTTAACGATCTGATAGAGGTTATTAATCCTCCAGAAAGGATCTAGGAGAGGATTACCATTATCATTCATCATCTTCCACCAGATGTTTGGATTTGCCCATCGCTTCAGTAATAGCTAGTGCGATGGGGTTTTGAGAATCACCTGAAACTTTGGTCTCAGTTTTTTCGGCATATTTTTGCATACCATGATTGTTGACCAACAAGAACTTCGTGAAGCCGCTGTCAAACACTTTATCGAGTGCCCCAGCTTTCAATTTTGATTCCTGTTTGTATTTAGCCATCTTTAAAGCATTGGAAAACCTTTCCGATTTATCGGCCCATTCCTGTAAATATTCAGGACTAATCCATTGATCTAATAAGAAATCTTGATAAAAGATATTTCTAGGGTATTTAAGCCAGGTCATAAACTTTTCTGCCTGGTCATCAATAAACTCTAAAGTGTATTTAACAGGTCTGCCGCCCTCTCCATTAACATTATATGGCGGATGTCCCTTAGGAGCTGGCATAAAATCGTTCTCCATGTATAAATTCATTTTTTACCATATTGAAAGGACAAAAAATGCGCAATAGGGCTAAGTGTAAATTATGCAAAAAAGTAATAGAAAGCTTCCATGCGACTGATTATGTGGAATGTGAATGTGGAGAGATAAGTGTGGATGAAGGAACATGCTTAAGATGCAGTGCAAAGGACTGGAACAATTTTTTAAGAATAGATGAAAATGATAATGAAATATTGGTAAGTGTAAGGACGGATCCTTCAAATTTTCCTAAGGAAGAGGTGGAAAAAAAAGAAAAGCCTGACAAAAAAGAATTGATTGATGCTTTGGATAACCTAGTAAAGGCATATGAAAACCTGCCTGAACATGCGCGATTTTCTGCTGTCACGCATGAAGATTTGACATCGGCCCTTTTTTTGATAGCGGCAATACTTAAAGCATAGAGGTTATTTCATGACCCTAGTGATAGAGACATGAGTCCAAAAAGAACCTTTACGATTATGAATCTGCATAGTGTTAAGATGCTGAGCAATTTTCCTAAATGACAAACCATCATTTCTTAGATTTTTCAAAGTTGAAAGTACGCTCTGCTCGCTTTTACAAATTTGTATGTGGATTTTGTCATCGCATAGCTTATAACCATAAGGAATATAGCCTACGCGTTCATTCCTTACTTTTTTGACTTGAAGAGCCGCTTTAGTTCTTGCGCCGATGATAAGTCGTTCGTATTCTGCAAAAGCGTCTACCATTCTGCGCATTAATATTGACGACGGGTCATTGTCGTCGCGAGTATCGCCGCTTGCGCTAATGAGTCTAGCTTTCTTTCTTTCAACAGCACGTTCGATCATCGCATTGACAATAGGATCGCGACCAAGACGATCTCGTTTAGCGAAAAGTAATATGTCACCCTTTTCTAGGATATTGAGAGCCGAAAGAAGCGCGGGACGTTTTTCCATTTCAAGAGCGCCACTAAATCCTTCATCTATGAATTCTAATATTTCTGCTTCTAAAGGTACGAGTTTCATGCAAATTTGTCTTTGGGACTCTAATCCCAAACCTGAGTGAACTTGTTGATCGGTGCTAACGCGCAAGTAAATTATATATTTCATTTTTTTGAGAGGGTTAAATGTTTGAATATTTGAATAAATCGTTTCGGTACTGCCCAGTACCGAAACGGACAGGGGTTTTCAAAATAATTTTAGTTTTTTAAATGTATGTCTTTGTTTTCATCCATGTGAAATTGGAGATCATCATTATCCTCTAAAACTTCTTGACGAGTAATTTTTTCTTTAACTTGGTTTTCGCTTAAAACTTCCTGCCAAGAAATTTTTTCTTGTCTTTTTATAGAATTTCTTGACACGTTATGAATTTTTTCATTTTGGAATGGTATTGGGTTTGACCTGGAAGTATTTCTAGCAGGAGTTGTCGCGACGATGATATCGTCGTTAGCATCAAATGAGAAGCAGCATTTTAATAGGCAGAACATTTTTTATTTCCTTTATATGGGTTGGGAATTTTAATGCCCGCTGAGAGGTTTGAACTCCCAGCCTTCCGATTACAAATCGGATGCTCAACCAATTGAGCTAAGCGGGCGGTAGATTTATTTGAATATTTCTATTTTCACGCCGTATGATTTTGGAATTCCTTTTTCCTGATCATATTCCCAGGTTATGCCATAACAAGCATCATCGGCTCTACCAGGGGCAAGACCGGGGTTTATTTGATCTGCAATGGCGTCACGGACATATTTTTGAGCCATTGTATTATTGTCATCGTCCAAGCGTCTAGGAGCGATCCTTGTGAGTTTAATATGGCAAGGCGGTTTCACTGAACTTCCTTTCATAAACATTCTGACCCAAAACGCCTGTTTTTTCTTTCTTGCAGATTTTTTAGACCAATGCTCCGAGGTATTAGCCTCGGAGATTGTACGAATAGGGATAAGAAATTCGTTAATTTTTTCCATTAGAATGGTAGGTTATGATCTTCTTGAAAAGTGGGCTCAATTCTAGGCGTGGAATGCTGAACAAGAGGTGTTGAATACTGAGTATTCAAATTTTTTGAAGGTTCTTTTGACTTAATACAGTTATTTATGAAAGTTTTCATAACAGCTTCATTTTCTTCTCTTTCGTAAGTAGAGTCAAACGCAAACATTTTTATGTAAATATCTTTTCCATTTTGATCCTTACCCATTCTTGCGCTGCCAGGATCAAAGAAAAATCCATTTCCTTCCTTAAAAGCTACAACTTTAAATCGCTGGATATTTCCATTTAGCATGATGGTTATGATACCCATGTATGATTCCCCGACTACGGGTTCGTATTTTTTGCAATCTAGTGACATGATAAATCCTTAAGCTTGATAAATTTCAAAATGTTCTTGATCAAAGTTTTGTGTTTTTTGGACGGTCATAAATTGATTACAGGAATCTCCTTCAAAAGGAGGTTTCATAAAATAAGCCTGTCGAATAAAAGATGAAGGGGCAAGGTATCGATAGCAATTTTCTTTTAACGGGCATCCCTCTCCGCTACATTTATCTAAATCCACCATATCAAACGGGTCTCCAATAATCGTATTCCACAATACGATTAACAAATCCGCTATCATAAACCCAATAATCATTGAAAAGACCAATTCTATGGGCAAGTAATTCCAACTCACCACATCTAATTTTTACACGAAGAAATTTTATTGGAAGTTTTTCTTTAACGTTAAACCACTGAGTTTCTTCAATTTTCATTTTAGCCATTTCCATCCTTATTTTTCATAAAGGCATTATTCTTTTGTCCATTTTGCTCCGTTGCTGTCAACGAAAAAATCCACATCTGTTTTTTCGATGGTGATTTTAAAATTAGGAAAACCTATTCCTTGGCAATAACTTAAAATGACCGGAAAGGGCAATGGATTATTTTCGATGCAATCTTTAACGACACGTTTGAGTTGAGGCATATGGCATATGTTCAAGGTATTTCCGATATTGTATTTGCATGATTGCGATTCGATGGGCATAGAAGGCACTTCTTGTTCGACTGGTTGACCTATCGGGGGTCTGATGTGTGATTGTGTGTTTTCCATATTTTGATTCGTCCTGAGGGTTTGTATTGAGTTTTTGGGATTTTGAGTAAAACTGCATATGCTTGTAATTAGATCTAGCATATCAAGATCCATCTTTTTGGTCAACACTTTCTTCGCTTGCTTCTTTTAAAAGATCTTCGAAGAGCTTATCAAGACGGCTTTCTGCAATAGAGATCTGCTTTTTGATCTCGAAGATCTGCTTGATCACGTCCAATATTTCCATTGCTCACTCTCCTAATCTGGTGAAAAGTATGCGAATTCTTTTTCATCTTGTGAGTTTTTCGATTTCTCCTCGCGTCTTTTCTTATTCCCAGACGAAACATCATATCTATTTTGAAGATCAATTGCATTATCAAAAGATTGCTCTAAACAAGCTAAAATTATATTTTTAGCCATTCTGTGAATTGTTTCTGCTTGAGAATGATAAAATTTATCATCAATATCTAAAGCGCAAATACTATCATATACCGATCTAAAAAAATCTGGAAACGTATGAAAAAGATTAAGATAAAACTTATCTTCTATTGATTCTTTACTTTCTTCTTTAAATGTTTTAGGACGATCTTCACACTCACACATATAACCTCTAAATTTTTATGCCAAAATCGGCTAAAGTTTCTGCTAATTTTTTATCAAAATATGGGTCATCGAATTTAACCCCACCTTGCTTCATGCCTCTATGAAAGCTGATTCCTTGTGAATTTTTTATACAAGTTGCTTCGCTATACTTTTCTCCATCAGTGAAAAGCTTATCTAGGCTATCCTTGAGGGATTTTTTATAAACTGGCTGGAATCTTGTCGCCCATGTCAAAGTAGCTATCAAGGTATCGTGAATGTATGGCTTTGTGTCTTTGTACCAAGTGACTGCATGTAAGACTTTTTCTTCATCCAGTTTCGAAAGAGAAATCTTATCTTCGATTGTCAAAGCAAGTTCTTCATCTTCGAGAAAAGAAAAAACAACAACGGAAGACGAAACGGACGGTGAACGTTGTTGTTCTTTCTTCCCATTCTTCCCATTCTTACATTCTTGTTGTTCTTGTTCGTGGTTGGTCGGTGGTTGGTCGGTGGTTGGGCAGTGGTTGGCTGGGTGGTTGACCGCTTCTTTATTTATGTCATAAAACTCTGAGTTCAAAAGGATTACCTTTGTACCTTCGGTGGTTGTTCCGTTGGTTGATTTTTTGCGAGTTCTGCAAGTTTCCACTTTTTTGATGGTTAGCAGGTCTTCCAAGGTCTTAAGCGCAGTTCGATATTGTTGCCTAGATTTTATGCCCGCATTTTCGAAATCGCCAATAAAACATTCACCTATTTCTAGTCCATCAGGACTTCCCGAAGTTCGACGAGCGCGTAAAGAAATAAGAGTGATCAAAAGATAGGCATTAGGGTGGTTTGCAAGTAGCCAAAGAGTTCTTTCGCCTCTTCTTAACTTGATGAAGCCTTCTTCTGATTTATTATCGAATGTTTTTTTAGACATGTCAAACCTCGTTTTTACCGTTGCAGGAAACTACGAAGCTTGCTATAGTGAAGAGTACCAGACCTCCACTACGTTCTTCGTAGTCTCGTATTGAAGCCAGCCCTCAAAGCTGGCTTCTTTCGTTTAGCCTTATGCTTTTTTCAATCATTGAAGTCAACAGCGTGCAAAACCACTAAATTCTGTTGCCATGAAATACATCAATCTTTAAGTTGAAATCGAAATCAAGGCTCTTTTTCGCATAGGGGTTTCGATCGTCATAAACACCTTCTTTGTGGTACGTTGAGGCTCTCTGGCATTTCAGAGAGCCTTTTTTTTAACCTATCTTATCTCCAAACATATCAAATT